GAGTTGCCATCGCCGTACTAAATGCGACAGAACCGCCAGAACTTGCCGTTCCAGAAACAACGCGCAACGCTTTATCGTCATGCGTAGTCTGCTTTGTCCATCCAGTTGGTGCGGCAGTCTGTTGGAACAACATCAAAGTCCCTGATGGGAACGATGGTGGCGCTGGAACCAAATCAATAATTGACTGAATAGTTGCCTTAGCGTTTGCCGTTCCAGATGTGTCGTAAATTAGAACTTCATCGAGTTCATCTGCTGTCGCAGATCCAGTTCCGTTAATGTCAACAGATACTGTCGTTCCTGACGATGTCAGGCCACTTCCAGCAGTATCAAATGCCGCGTCAGCAACATCTGAAACAGCTTTAATTGTCGTATCTAATGTATCAAGGTTTGTGTTTATTTTAGTTCCCCAAGTATCCTCTGACGCGCCGACCTCTGGCTTAGTCAAAGAATAATTGGTCGTGGTTGTATCAGCCATTTTTCACTCCTTTAGGCGGCTAGTTTATTCCATGTTACGGCAGTCAATGGTATTGGCTCCCACTTTTCTCTCGCAAAAGCGGCGGTTGATGATTCAAGAACAAATAGTGATCCGATGTTTCTCTTCCTGATATAAGAGATATCAACAGATGCCGATGCATACGTCGATCCACTAGTAACAACAATATAAACTGCTGTTGAAGTCCCAGACGTTGACGCAGATGATGTTCCGTCCGATTCTCTAACGCGAGTAGCGGAAGATGTTGTTGACGTAGATGAAGAAACAGTTGCTTCAGCAGACTGTATCTTTGATGCTGATGACGTTGTCGATGACGTTGACGAAGAAGTTGTCTGTAAGTCTGCTTGGTCAAATACATAATTTCCATACGTCGCGGTGCCGTATGAAAACATGTTCGACTCTTTGAGAATAAATTCTTCACCAGCAGATGCAGTTGTCAAAACTGGCTGAATAGTTACAGCTTGAGATCCAAACGTGCCGTATCCTGTCGCAGACGTTGACGATAAACAAGATCCAAATATCGTCCCTGATAGTCTTGTGTTGTAGCCATCTGCGGCGGCAGATGATGACGCAGACGTGCTGGCACTTCCGGTGTGCGTTACACCTTCGGTGCCAAAGTCCCCATCACTATATAGGCCGTAGCCGTAACCGCCGCGAACAATTGGCATCTATTAGTCCAGAGTAATCGACAAATCGCCAGATGGCACTCTGAAAACGTCGCCAGTATCAATTGTCTTTGAACTGGTCAATGCCGCATAAGCAATCATGTTGCCAGCCGTAGATGCATCATAAACAGCAACATGTGTCACCGTTCCAAAGCTTGCAGTTGCTGTTGAATATTCAACTGCGGCACTTGTTGTGGCGGTGTTGCCTGAAACTGTAAACGTGACGGTTTGCCTAGCATACGCTGTCCCAGATGTAGATACTTCAGTTCCTGATGCATCGTCAGCTGGATTGCTAGTAAATAACGCCAAATAAAGCGTCGATGGCGCTGTATATGCATTGTCTGCAAAAACGTGGTCTAGCAACTCTGTTTCTAGATAGTTTGAAAAACTCATTATCCAAGCCCTCTTACTTTTAATGTTAAACCTGAGCCAGACATTCTTGCCTTCTCAGAACTTTCATTCAACCTCTGAACCGCGGTCGCGTACATCTGCGCCCAAACCATTGCTCTTTCATCTTCCTGCAAGTATGGAGCAGAATGAATCAAGCTTCCATATAAATATACATCTGGCGCCTCCTCTAACAACCAATTTGTGCTATTTGATGCCAAATCAGGTATTTTTTCGTAAAACAAGAGCTCAATTGTATATTCTGAATCCGGCGTTGGGTACAACTGAAACTGACCATCGGCCATGCAGTAATACTCTGGACGGCCTGCCATATCTTCAGCGCCTGCTCTTTTGTCAGCCATAGCGGCCCTCGATATCAAATCAAGTGGCGTTGTTCCAGTTCCTTGAACGTGCGCACGAATATTCTCAAGCCACGTCGATGGAACTTGCATGTATTCGTCGCCGGCGTCTTGGACGCCTGTACTCCTTGCCTCCATCTCATAATGACGGATGTCTCGATTCATTTGCGCCTCAGCCAACTGCACGAACACAGGGATGATAGACGTTAAGTCACTACGATTGAGATAATCAGCAATCGTAGACTGTAGATTTGTGTAATTAGTGATTGCCATATTAACCTCTAGATTTAATCCAATTAACAATATGCCTTGGCGTTTCCGGCCAAAGATTAGACATAAAAGATCTTCTTTCTCCAGACGTCACCTGAGTCACCTGATGCTCTTTCGATGGATCAAATATCACCAAACGGTTTGGAACAGGATCAACTTGCGTAATCTCCCCATCATCATCCTTTACTTCCAGCCGTCCACCGTCTGGCTTTTCTTGATGACAGTAATAAATGAATCCATTCTTCGCCGCCTTTGTCACGCCTTCCTCAATCAATTTCTTTTCTTCCCATATTTCCATGCTACTGATGCCGTCAGTATCTATATGAAACGGTACTGAATTGATTCCTTGCGGACTGAGTATATGCGACCAATACTCCCATCCGTGACCATTGACATCATCGTCTGCCTGATGGACATTTGTCCAGACTTCGTGACAAAGTTCTTCAAACACGTTCTCTGACTTACTGTTCCTATCCTTCCAGTTAAACCGCATTTGTTTTCCCCACGGCACATCTGACTGAAGATGTTTTCTAGTCACAGGATCAGAAACAAAATCATCAATGATTATCATTATATTCTTGGCCCCATAGGATCTACGGCAAATGCCTTTGGATTTTGAGCATTAAACTGCCTGAATATTTCCTTCCGCATGTCCATAGCATATTCGTCCCAATCTATCAAATTTCCGCCAGCTTGTTGAAGAACTTCAGCGGCATAGCCGTACATTTCTGGAGGAATATCTTTAAAAGTATAACGATCAACCTCAGGCGGTGGAGCATTGACACTTCCGCCATCCGGCCCAGCTGGTGGCATCTCAGTTGGCCTACCGACTCTGGCGTCTACTTTTGGCGTATCTCCAAATAAAAAATCATAAAGTGACATGTTGTGCTCCTAGTTTAATAATCCAAAATTGTTTTGATCTTGCTTGTCATCTGCTAGTAATCCAGACGTGACAAATGGCGCCGCGCTAAATAGTGGTTGTCCTTTTTCGATCACGCCACGACGCATTTCTGGCGTAATGTCTAGATAAAATATATCTACATTATTTCCTTCCTTTGCATCATATGGACTTTGCCTTCCGATATTAATAGACGTTTTGCCAGACCTGGCGCCCCACTTCTTGCCGTATTTGCTCAAATATTTTGGATACTTTTGGTCATAATTTAACTTCATTCCGGATTCTTTGGAGGTTGGATTTCTTGCAATTTGAACTTTACTTGGCGTAATACCAATTCGCTCATATCCATTCTCTGCCGCAAAACGAACAGCACGCCTTAAGGCAGTCTCATGCCATGTGTTCTTCATTGGCGCATCGGGAACATATGGAATATCTCCACTTTCGTTTGTCCCAGCCCCCCCCATCCACCAAGAATCTGGGTTCTCATATCCAAATTGTTTTCCTGTTTGATGCCAATCAGATTGCAATTCCTCAATGAAAAGCATCTTTTTGCCGTCAGCATCTGTCCGGTCGTTAACTCTCAAATGAGCAAATATGTTTGTCCCTTCCCCATATTCCATCCAATGATTTTCTGAAGAAAAAGCATCATCAGGATCGACAACAGGATATCTCAATAATATTTCTCTGCCGTTTTCACCTTTAGGCAAATTCAATTCTGGCTTATCAGAGTAAAATGTGCCGTCAACATTGTGCAAAATGCCTTTGTTATAAAGTGTTCTATCTAAATTGTCAGCAAAATCACTAATCACAGAATCTACCGGAGTTTGATAATTTCTGGGTGATCCATCGAACATTAAAGATGTCTTTATATTGTCTAGATACTCATCAATGTCATATTTATATCCTGCGTCTTCAGCGGCCGCCTTTATTATTTCGTATTCTGCATCGCTATCTAAAAAAGAACGTCTTAAATTCTCAAACATTGTCTGATCATTAATCGGGCCGCGATTATTAAATTTTTTAAGAATTTTTCTTAATATTTTAGTTGTCTCTGGGTAAGCTTTTAAATACTTTAATTCCTCTGAGTTTATGATGTCATCAAGAACGTATTCTGGCGCGTCTCCAAGAACCACTTCGTCCACATTAAGCTTATTTCTTGCAACATAATCTAGAACTTCTTGCTTTGTAACTTTATCTTTACTTTCCAAAAACTCGTCGAGGCCCATCCATTTAATTTCATCTTCTTTGACGCCCTTTGTATTTCTGATCTCACCTAGAAAATCTTGGCCTGATCCTTTGTTCCTTTTCATATTCATTGCTGTTTGCTCAACAGCAGAATAAAATCCAAGATCGTCTTGAAGCAAATTTGTGTTACTGCTTATTGTCCTAGGCCCTGGTGGCGCTACATCACGCAACGTGCCAGTATTTCTTGCAAGATCCTCAGACATTTCTAAAAACTTAGGGCCAAGAGATTTACCTGCCTTGATCACGCCCTTTGCGGCGCCAGCCAATCCGCCACCAGCTGTAAGCGCCAAATCTAGCCCTTGTTCAGCACTCGGCGTCAGCCCATATGACAATTGGTTGATTGCCTCTGGCGACTCACCAAACATGATATCGCCAAGCGGAACGTTGACGTTTTCAGATGTTGGAGCTCTTCCTTGCGCACCAGCAATTTCTGCTCCGAATCCTGAGCCAAAAGCTTCTTTAAAGAACTCCGCCACACTTGGCATCTCGTTCAAATAATCTTTGGCTCCCATAAACGCATCTGCCAACATGCCTGTTATCGGGCCTCGCGGAGCCTCTCTAACCTCGGCATAATTGTTGTTCAACCTAGCGTTCATATAATCCTCGTCTTGTAAACTCATTGGATTAAATGACTCTAGCGGCGTGCCGTTTTTGTATGAGCCCTCAGCGTATGCAATCGCAGAATCCTTATCCTTCATTTGAATAATATTGTTGGTCGCAATCGCATATCTCATTGCGGTCTCGTTGTCTGGCGTTCCGTCAGGCAACAAAAACTCTTTCAGCGTTCCGTCTGGCATTTCCTGAATTGTCGGGAACACATACCAGTTGCCACTCGATGACTGCTCTGCGGCCATTCTGTGCGTCGAGATTGATCCGTCAGAATTGACAATAAACTGATGATTCTGTGGGTTGTAGATTCTATCTAAAAACTCTGGAGTCTGAGCCGATGCGCTCCCAGCCGCAACACCAACTGACAATACACCAAGCTTTTCTAAATTCTTTAACACTTTGTCATCTATCACGCCGCCGACAACATTAAATGTTAATGATCTGAAGTCTGTATTGTTTAAATTATTTCTGTCTACGTCTCTTGAATATTCAGCAAAGTTGGATTTTGCTTTTTGGCTAGGCAACAAATCAAATGGAGTAATGTCTTCTTGAGCAAGTCGCCCCAACGGCTCTCCTTGGAAATCTGACTCATAGCCTGGATGAGACGACGGCAATACCTCTTTTTTGGGATCCATCAAACCAACGTTTTGCAATCGCATATCGCGGAGATCATACTGATATGGCTCAGTAACAATAGCCCTCGCTTCAGCAATAGATAGGCCACCAAACTTATCTGAGTTAGTTGCACTACCTAATTGATTTGATAGATTTGATCTGACCGCTGATGGCAATTGACGGAACTGCTCTATATGCCTTGGGTCATCAAGGCCAGCCCAATCAGAAACAAAATTATTTTTAATGTATTTATTAACTTCTGCTTTATCTTTTTTGCCAAGCGCTGACTGCAAGTATCCCAATAAAACTTCGCCAGTCATGGTTGATGAGTCACCGCCAGTAGGCGTCATCCTCCAAGGCAAAAGTACCGGCGCTTGACCATATTTGTTTTGCAGATGATCACCAAATTTGTTTATTGCTGTTGCTTCTTTCTTTTCATTTGCCCACAACCTGCCTGGATTCAGACCCATGTAATTCTGGCCGCCAACCAACTCGACTGGCCTCAAAAGACTGACGTTGTTGATGTCAGTTACGCGCTCGCGAGCCTGCGTTCTATCTGCCATACTTGAAATCCAAGGCCTACCTTCGAGTTCTCGTATGTCTACCAAGTTATCAATTTGATCAGCTGTTGGCTCAGTCCTAAATAGCAGGCTTCGCATCTTTTCTTGCTCGGATACTAGCTTCCCAAACCTTGGGTCAACTCCATAATCAAAAAGCTTAAGCAATCCTTTTGGACTCGGCACTACGCTATCCCTCGCAAGTTTCGTCTGATGGGCTCGCCCCAGCTTGTTTGCTGTGGCCGATAGCCGACTGCAAGATATCTCATTGCATCGGCGCCGTGCGAAGTCCAGTCGTGCCTCGGTCTACCTCGCCACGTTCTGCCCTTCTCGTCAAAGTCTCGCTGATATTGGCGCAATGCTTCGATCCCTCGATTACATTTCTTTTCATCAAACCAGCATCGATCCAACATGGATCGCACAGCCTGAATTCCGTCATCTACATTAAGCTTTGGCGCAATTTCGACAGGCCTGATGCCTAAATTATCTAGCGTCTCAAGTCTTGATTTGCCTGTGCCAAGTTCTTTTACCTGCACATCATGAGGCAGAATGTGAGATTCGTAAACATAATTCTTTTCTTGCAACACGTTAGCGTAATGATCGAGGCCGACTCCCGAGCATTCATAGTAGTCGATCAGCCGCACCTCGGCGCCTATCATTTGCGCGAACCATATCGACGTCGAGTCGCCAACGCCAAGATCCCATGCAGTAATTACGCCAAGTGATCTGTCATATGGCACGGTCGCGATCCGATTCTCTTCAGTCGCACGCCGCATTTCAGTTCCGTAATATGCGCCGGCGATTGCCGCCTCGAAACTGCACTCAAACTCTTGCAGGTATCGATCTTCGCCCATGATCTTTAGCGAGTCTTGCAACTCAGACTCTGGCAATATGTTGGTCTCGCTCGCTTTGTGCACCGCGCTGTACCAATCTGAGTCGTCCTTGGAATGCTGGTATATATCCCAGAACTCATTCTTTCCTTTTGGCGTGCCGATAAATGTGGCGCGGGTCGGGCACTCTGGCGTGCTCCGGTCAGCCAGCGTTGGTCGAATGATAGTCGGCCAAACGTTTGCCGGAAAGTCAGCCGGCTCATCCATCACCACTGAATCAAAATACAATCCCCGCATAGACTCGCCAGACTCTGCCGCAAAAAGGCGCAATCGAGCGCCATTAGGAAAATCTATGCGCAGTTCCGACTCGTTGACTTTGCATCCTGGGATCGAGCGCGTGAACTCTTTCGCGTAATCCCAGCAGATCTGCTTCGCCATGCGGTATGTCGGTGCGACGTATCCGACGCGAACGTTTTCGCGCGGGATCGTCAGCGCGTCTCGTATCAGATCGTTGATTGCGGCGACAGTCTTGCCGCATCGACGATGAGCCACTAAACATGCAAATCGCTCTTTCCTGTTGTGGAACGCAACCATTTGCTTGCGAGGTTTATATGGGATTGTAATCTCAGGCATAAAATCCTAGAAAGTCGGCGAGCATGCCGAACACAGTAAACACCAGTCCTGCGACTAGCAGAAATATGAACCAATCAAACTTAGTCCTCTTCGGTTTTCCATTTGACAACGAGCGGCCCTCCATTTTCACCAGTATGTTCTAACTGTTGTTTATCGCCGTATCGCTTAGGAAGAAGCTTACTTGCGATCCATTTGACAGCGTCCACCTGCAATCTCGCCACATTGTATGTTTCAGGCGTTGCGTTGTAAGCGATCTCTAAGATGTCCTCAGCGCTGAACATAGATTGACTTTCTCGCGCGCGCGCGTACTTGTCGCGAATCTCTGGATGCCTGTACATCCACCGATAAAACGTAGACTTGTCAGGGCTCCAATCTTCTTCCGAGCAAATTTTATTCAACGATCTACCCGCCGCAATCTCTTCACAAATTCTATCCACTAACTCATCAGTAAAGTCTGTTGGCCTTCCAAGCTTCTTTTCTTCTTCCATTTCATACTCCATTTTCCGTTTGATAACCGGCTATCGAACGGCGAAATTTATCCACAGCAATATTCTACTTCAACACACGACATTGAGGACAGGACAAAAAGGACAAAAGACATAACTCTAAAGAGTTATGTCTTGTCTTGTCCTCTATTTTTTTTGTCCCCGTCTTTGTCCTCAAGTTTGTCCTCATATTTAAAATAATGTTATGAATCAGCAACTTACAAATTGTCATCGAGGACATTACCAAAATGTCCTCAAATGTCTTTTTGTCCTAAAATGGCCTAAGTGTTTGATTTTATTCATTTGTCCTCAATCATCTACTTGAGAGTGCATTTCGAGCACCAAAGCTTCGTTTTTTGCTGACCATCCAGTCTCGAATGGGACGATATATTCCGCATCGATCAGCGTCCCAATCATGCGTGACGGATCGTTTTGCAATGACTTTTTAGCCGCTGACTCTGACATTCCCATGTGTGGCCCAGTCAGGAAATCAAGCATGCCTGACCTCGTGACATGTGGCCGACCTTTGCTATCTTTCTCTCGCCTACATGCGTGCCATGCCCTCTCAAACCGTCGCATATGCTCATGTACTTTGGATTTCTTGCTGTCCATCTTGACAGGCTCATCGACCGGCTCTAGCACAACTGACTTGACCTGCTCGTTGTCTTCGTCACGCCATCCACGGATCGCAACTGACTTTAGGTCGAAGAACAAGCTTGGCCTCATCTCGGCGTCTTTCATTTTGCGTTGCACAACTTCGATTGGCCTTGACCCGTTCCCTGGCTTCACACTCACCTCAATATCTAGCGCACCTCTCCATGCTGAAGAACCACGCGCTCTATGCTGTGCGTCCTCAGACACGCCTGTGTGATGCACGAGCATGACAGTGCAGTCAAACTCTTCCATAAGAATAGCGCACGAATCCAACATCGTTTTGGCGTCCTGAGAATCATTTTCTGAACCCCTTAGGAATCTGTGAAGCGTATCTACCACAATAACCTTTGGCGTCTCGGGCAATGCTCGGACATTCTCAATCACCTTCAGCAAACCTTCATTGGTGTTGAGATCTGTGCCGGTCTTACTCATCCAGAACTGTATTTTTTCTACATCATTGTGTTGCATCCATGCGGCAACTCTCGCTCGGAGTCCGTAGTGTCCTTCACCAGCCAGATACACAACCGGCAACTGCTTTGTCTTGTTCCCGCACCAATCGCGATTCTCCATCTCCAACGCGGCCATACGCAGGCACCAGTCGAGCACCAAAAACGTCTTCCCAGATCCAGATGGCCCATGCACCATTGCCAATGATTTAGATTGAATCCAGTTTTTGATATACCAGCTGATTGGCGCAGGCTTTTCTGTGAACTCATTGCCGTCGATAAGCCAGTCATGGACAGGTTCTGGTGGCTCCAATAGCGCCGATAGGTCATTACCGTCAAGCAGATAGTCGTTGGCGTCCATGCCCTCGATGGGCGGGATCACAACCGTTGCGCCATACTTTGCGCTCGCTTGGTCTGAATAATTCTTTCCGACGTTGCTATGGTCATTGTCAGCAACGATGATAATCCGCTTTGTAGGCCCGTAGCGCTCACGCAATTGTCCGACAACTGTTGGAATGTTCGAGGCCGAGTAAGTGACGTAGCAGGCCTTAGAGGTCTCCTGAGCTATGGTTGCGGCCGTTGCAAATCCCTCTGCCACATATATATGCGAGTCATCGTTAGATCCAACGCGCCAGAACGAGCCGCCGGTCTTGCCGCCGGTATGATAAAGCTTGTTCCCGTCCGATGAGATGTACTGTAACGTGGTCATTTCGCCATCAGAATTAAACAATGGCACGATTAGCCTGCCGTCTCCGGTGACACGGGCTCCATTGGGATCTATCTTCTTCTTGACAAGATATGGGTGATCTCCAGTCGCCTCTGCGGCGTCATCCCAAATTTTATTGACCACGTTAGATACGTTATCCCTCAGCGCCTTCTCGGATTCCTCACGGGCCTTACGGGCCTCTTCCATGAGTCTCGTGAGTCCCATCTCTTCACTCGGTGTGAGTTTTCGACCAATGTCAGCGATGAATTTGTATTCAACACCCCAGCGCCAGTCACCAAACTTACCAGCAGGAATACCGTCACCATAGAGAACATACCAACCGCTCTTATCTGTGCCGCCTGATCTTCCACGAGTACCCGAAGAAAATCTGTGGATTCTCCCGTCCATAATGATCTCATTAGGTGGCTCCAGTTCTGCGTCAATGATTGCATTCCGAAACTGAGTCTCGGGCGAGTCGAGAGGTTTACTATCTCTCCAGATGTCAGATATGTCAGCCATTATGCAATCCTGGGCACGTCAGAGAGAAATACTCCATGAGTTTATTGACCGTCTTGACGGACGGATCAGGATCAGCGTTGGCGGTAATGTTTCGTAATGTAGAGTAACTGATACCAGTGCGGCGGCTTACCTCGCGCAGGTTTCGGTCAGACAAAAGGTATTTAATTTCTTTGATTTCCATGATTTCTCCTAACAAAAGCGTTTTTTTTGTAGCCTAAAACAAAAAAGAATTATAATCAAGATTCAAATATGGGAGGCGGTATGAATGAGATTCTGGCGTTCCTAGCACTATTCAATATGACGTGTACTGATTACGTCATCACCCAGTCGAACGAGACATTCTTTCTCGCAGGCGACATCCCAGTCATCTACATCGAGCCCTCGATGAACAAGCCGCACATTGTCATGCATGAGATCGTGCATTGTGGGCAGTGGTATCGGGCCGGAAAAAATCCCGCGATGTCCATCAAGGAATGGCAAGCGCGGGAAGATGAGGCCAAAAAGATCGAGACGATGTTTATTATCCTAGGGGACGGTCACTAAGACTTTATAACGTCGAGTTTGAATCCTGTGAATGTGCCCTGATTCGATCTCATGTTGACGTGATTCTCATAGCCGTCTTTCCAAGTATCAATGAAATGCTCATCTGTGCTGTTGTCAATATAGATCTGCCAATCGCCGATTGTGATGTATGCGGATTTGTCTGATAAAACTTTAATTTGCATTGTTTTTCCTTATTTAAATTTTGGTCGCCCAATATATTCTTCGTTCATGATGTAGACCATGGCCCAGCCGATATTGGCCTTGTAGTCGTCATCTGTGTACTTGTCGTTGGTGACTAGGTAATCGTACACCTGATCTTCGATGGCAAACCAGTCGGTTCCGCCTTCGTCATCGTGATGATCTGGATTTAACGCCGCAATCATCGCGGCGTTGTAGAAATCTTTTTTGCTTTGCTGAGTTTGCATTGGATTTGTTTTTGGTATGAACATGTTTTTCCCCTTATTTATTGAATCTAAGTTCATCACGCATTTCTTGGTGGGCCTCGATCTCACCAATGAGTTCGCTGACCTCATCTGTTGTCATGCCGTGGATCTCTGCGACGTATGGGTATGCGTCCTCGGTAAACCAAATGTCTTTCTCTTCGCAGACCTTGTCTAAAGTGTTGATGATTATGTTGTGCCAATTTGTCAGTTTTTGCATTTTCTTTTCCTTTTGCTTTGGCCTGTCGGCTTGATTGCCGTCTGTCCATATGAAACATTGTAAACACTTTTTTTATCGTGTCAACAAAAAAAATGATATTTTTTTCACGAAAGTGTTGTTTTTAGTTTTGACATGTGTATAATGAAGTTCATGGGCACACAGCAATCCCGCTAAGAACCCTAAACAAAGTTGGAGGTTTTGTATGACAAGTTTCAAGTATGACGATGGCGGTAGAAGCAAATATTTCAAAGGCAGGGCCGGAGACTGCGCGGCTAGGGCAATGGCGATTGCCCTGGGCATTGATTATAAAGCCGCTTACGACGAACTTGCTGAGGCAAATGCCGCAGGCCGGATGGGGGTCAAGAGCGCTCGCAACGGAGTGTT